CCACCGATCCGTCCGGGCAGCTTCTCGAAGTAGCTGACCATGTCGTCGACGTGCTGCTTCACCGTGTGGGCGAGACCCCCGAAGATCTCCTCGACGAGCTTCAACTGGATCGTGATGAGCTCCTTGATCAGGAGGAGTTCTTCCTTCACGACCTTCTCCATGTCCGTCCACAGTTTCGACCAGCGCCCGTGGATCAGGTCGCTAATCGTCGTCACGATCGCCTTGAAGAACTCGAAGGCGTCGCCGATGACGGTCTTGATGACCTGGGTTACCGCGATGATCTGGTCGCCGTGCTCAGCCCAGAACTGGGAGAGGTAGGCCATCGCCTTCGGCAGATCATCCGCGAGGATGATCGTGAGCTTCGTCAGGATCGGGAGGATCTTGTCGCCGACCTTCACCTCGAGGTCGTCGAGCGCCACGCCGAGCCGCTCCTTCGCGCCGGCCGCCGTGTTCGCGTAGGCGGCGGCCTGCCCGTGCAGCTTCTGCGTGACCTCGTCGATGACGCGGGCGCCGGTGATCTGGTGGTCCTGGATCTTCGCCTCGGACTTGTCGAGGTTGTAGTTCAGGTCGAGCGTGTTCTTCTTCGCGTCGTACTGGTCCTTCTGCGCCTGCGTCATCTTCGACAGCGTCGGGAAGCCAGCCTTGAGCGCATCGACCGACGCCTTATAGGAAATCTTCAGTTTGTCCTGGTGGACGGTGACCGCCTGGATCTCGATGCCCAGCTGCTTCGTGGCGCGCTGCGACCCTGTCTGCGCCATCACCAGCATCTTCGTCGCGGCCGTCAGGTCGATGTGCTTGAACCGGGCGATGTCCTCCGCAGCCGACAGATCACTCACGGCCGTCTTGCCATTGTGGGTCGCGATGACGAGCGACCCAAGCGAGTTCTTCACCTGCTCCTGTGTGAACCCGAGCTTCCCCGCCGACGACGTAGCCGCCTCGATGCTGTCCTTCATCGGGCCGAGCGCCACGTGGGCCGCCTTGAACGCCGACTCCATGCGCTCCGTGGCGACCTGATCCTTCTCCGCGGCCTCAACGCTCTTCCCGAGCGCCTCCGCGGCGATGCCGATGCCGACCGCTGCGGCGCCGCCAGCGACCATGCCGAGCTTCGACATCTTCGACGTCGTCTTCTCCGTCGCGCCCTCAGCCTTCTTCGACGCGTGCTCGAGGCCGCTGACATCACCCAGGAACTTGACGACGAGCTCAGGTCCAGCCATCACGTCTCCTTGTGTTGCTCAGCGAGCCATTTGTTCAGCGCAGCGAACTCAGACTGGCGGAGGTCATGCATGTGCCACGGCATGATCCCGAGCGTCGCCCACGACGGATGCCACCGTGCGCGCGCCCGATCCGCAGGCGTGCGAGCCAGTGTCGCGGCGCCTGCTGCTATCGCCGAGAGGTCACGGGCTCGCGTTGGTCGGCCGCGGCCGGCGGCGTAGGAGGGACCGGCGCCTCGCGTTCTGTCGCGTCGTTCCAGCGATCCACGCGCATGTCGAGCAGCTCGGCCTCGGAGACGCGCTCGCCGGCGCGCTGCTTCGCGATCAACAGAACCCCGGTGACGCTCCCTACGCTGTCACCGTAGTCGCGGCGCAGCCGATCGAGCGTGCCCATCTCGCGGCCCGTGAGATCGTCGAGGTTGAGACTGTACGGGGTTCCGTCAAGCTCGATCGTTACTTCGTTCGCCATCAGAACGCTCCTCTGTTGAACCGCTCGATGACGCGGGCGACGGCCTCGTCCATTCGGCGGGTGATGTAGGGGGTCGCCTTCTCGACGGCGGGCCGGATGAACGCGCCCCTGCCGTGGTTCTGGTACTCGAGGCGGCCCGGGTAGTTGTAGCCCTCGTGGCGGGCGGTGTCACGGATCGATCCCGTGGTGCCGCTCGACCGCGCCTGGAGGCCGGCGATCAGGTCGCCTGTGTCGTTGTAGCCGCGGTCGTTCGCCTCATAGGCCGCCATGTCGCGCACGGTCGTCGCGAGTTCCTTGACGACCATGTAGTGCTCCTTGGACACCTCTTTCGGGAACTCGCGCAGGGCGTGGCGTACCTCGGCGGCGTGCTCGACACGGATGCTGATGTCCGCCTTCTGTTCGGGCATCAGGGGGTCGTGTCGGTCGTGCGATACACGGCCGAGATCGGGCCGCTGCCTGCGTCGAGGCATTTGAACACGAGCGGCTGCCCGACGATGTCCATGCCGTTGAACTTCGGGGCGCCCGTGTCGAGACGACACGCGGGCAGAGTGACCTCGAGCGCGTAGTGACGGGTCGTGCTGATGATCGCGCCCGTCCAGAACACGGTGATGGCGACGGTGCCGCCAGCCTTGATCCGGTTCAACTGGGTCAGGTCGACGAACTCACTGTCGAGAGTGAGCATGATGCTCCGCTGCTTGTTGCTGATCGGATGCTTCCTGAGCTGCGACCCGACGAACCAGCGGCTGTCCGCCAATCCGTTGTCGCCCTTCAGCGACACCGACTTCGACGAATACGGAGTGCCGGCGATCGACACGATCAGATCCTCCGCAGACGCGAGCGTCTGCGTCGGGTACGAAGCCGTCGCGAGCGACTGCCCGTCCTCTGTGCTGTCCTGCGCGATGTAGTCGACCGTGAGCCTGGCCTCCTGGTCGAGCGCCTGCGCGAGCTCCCACGACGCGACACAGCAGCCGACGTACTCATGAATGTGCGTCGTGCCGGCGATGTCGGTGAGACCGAACTGCTTCACCATCGACAGCGTCGACAGGTCACCGGCGGTGACCGTGTGCTCCCACACGGTCGGGTCGGTGCCGACGTTCGGCTGCGACGAGTTGACGGCGCCGAGGCAGTGCTTCAGCTCGAGACCGAACCCGGTATACGCGAGTTCGTAGATGATGCTGCCCGCCGGGGCTCGCTTCCCCTGGTTCCAGCGGTCGCTGCGGAGGTACTGCGCGCCGGCGCGGACGGCCTGCGACTCGATCCGGTCGATGTTCAGGTCGAACGTCTCGTCGACCATCTCCAGGAACCGCGTCGGCGCGAGCCGGGTTCCATAGGTGACCTCGGGGATGCTGCCGACCTGCGCCGACAGACCGGACGGGATCGGCACGGCTCAGCCCTCCTTCTTCTTCGTCGATGCTGCCTTCCAGTGATCGTCGCCCTGCTCGAGCAGCGAGGCGCCGACGCCGGCCGGGACGGTGACGCTGTCGCCTTGCGCGACCCGCGTCGAGAACCCGGTCGTGTAGTCGACGACCTCGACCTCGGCGTGCGGGCCGACGTAACGCAGCGTCTTGTCGCTCATCGGTGCCTCCTGGTCGTCGGTCAGATTCGTGCTTTGCAGGCGATCGTGATCGTCAACTGCGACTCCATCGAGACGCCACGCGAGAACTCGCGGAGGTCGATCGGCCCGTCGACAAGCGCCCACTGAACGGTCCCGTTCAAGTCGGTGTGGTTGAACCTCAGGTCGACCTCGAGGAGCGCTGCGAGTTCGAACGCGCGCTCCGCGGCGGTCTGATTGTCGCCGGTCTCCTCCAGGATCGAATACACGACGGTGATCGTGTACCGCTCGTCACGATGACGGGAACCGAACACGGCTGTCTGCTGGGTGCCGCTCACGTCGCCGACCATGATCCACTCGCGGGCCAGCTCGCCCCGCGGGCGCCCCCACGTCACGTCAACATCAGGTTCGCTGGCGTGAAGGGCGGTCAGGATGTCGATGAGCGCAGCCTTCGCGGCCGGGATCGTCGACGGTGCGATCGTGGCGGGCATCAGACGTAGAACCGCCTGAGCGGCTCGAGCATCCGTTTCGCGCTATTCGGGATGTCCAATCCGCCTGTGGTGTCGGGCATGATCGAGCGTCCGTCGCTTGAGTCCTGCGGGCTGTACGCGCCGATGCGACGGTCGATCCATGACGCGACGGTCACGATGCACGCACGGCGGGCAGCGCTCGGCACTTCCGGGAACCCCCAGGTGCCGGTCACGCTGATCCGGGCGGTCCCGAACGACACCGCGAACTGCGACACACGGCTAACGAACGGGCTTAGCCTCATCCGATAGTAGGTGCCCCAGCGGGAAGGGACAGGCTCGAGGGTGTAGTCGACGCCGACTGTGAGCGTGACCGCCGAGGAGCCGAGCTCGGGATGGAGCACGACAGCCGACGCGACCTGTAGGTCGTAGGGGCTGAGGTCGACGACGATGCTGCGCGGTGTCAGGTCGACCTCGAAGAGCCGGACAACACCGGCGACGCCTGCTGGTGCGAATTCGCGCTCGCAGTAATCCATGATCCGCTGCGACGCATCCGTGATCGCGTCGTCAATGAGCGGATCACGGCCGGTCTTGGTCGCCTGGATCTCGAGGGCGAGCCGGACGTCGTCGCGGGTACAAAGATCGATGGCGTCTGCCACTCTGCCTCCTAGCCGAACACCGACGTGACGACTGTGAATGTGCGGTCGAGCGTCGTGTGGTCGGGGCTCGTGGTCCGCACGCTGTACGTCCACTCGCCGGGTTGCGTCGAGACCGTGACGTCGAGGTGGTACAGGCCCGCGCTGTCGCGGATCACTTGGCCGCCGGCGAGCGTGTACGTGGTGGACGTC